ATATCTTCTTTACAGCCGGCTGCGGATGTCCTCCACATCGCGCTTCACGCTCTGGATGAACAGCGCGGCGTCGAGGCTGTAGGCCATGGCGTCAAAGCCCCTGCGGAAGCCGTCGACCACGCCGTCAGCCGTGCCGGTGAAGAACATGCAGTACTTTCCGGCCGCGCGGCAGGCGGCGACGATGCGCGTGATGGCTGCCTGAAATTCCGGTGCGTCAAACTGCCCCGGCATGCCCATCGAGATCGACAGGTCAAACGGCCCGACGAAGATGCCGTCCACGCCGTCCACGGCGCAGATGTCCTCGATGATATCGAGCGCCTCGGCGGTCTCGCACTGCGGGAAGAGCAGGGTCTCGCCGTTGAAGTGGCGCATGGTCTCCGGCACGGAGCCGAGCCCGTCAAAGCCCCAGCCGTCCTTGCGCGACGGGCAGAAGCCCCGCTGGCCGATGGGGTAATATTTCGCGTAGTTCACGAGCTCCTGCACCTGCTCGAGCGTCTTGACGTTCGGCACGATCAGGCCCTGTACGCCGACGTCGAGCAGCTTGAGCACGGCGGGG